ATGCGGGACATTCGGGTCGCGTTCATCGAGGATCCGAACCCGAACGAACGGATCGTCGAACTGCGCCAGCAGATCGTGGAGCGACATTCGGTGATGTTTGAGTCAATCGTTGACGTGGGAGATCTGAAGCAGAAGCTGGCCGTACGCCTCGAGTCGTGGGAGACGCTTGCAGGCACCAAGATCCCCAGACACGTTGATCTGCTGTCGTCTTCCGGGAAGATGTGCTGCGGGCCGCGAACCAACGACTACGGGGCGAGAAGCTCGTCGACCTCGGGCAGCCCGACGCTGGGCGCGCGGCGCTGGAGGAGGCTGCGGCTCTGGGCGGCCCGATCGAGCTCTTGGCATACGCGAGGCTCCTCCGCCGGGACGGCGACCTGAACGGCGCGTACGTCTCCACGCAAAGGCGATTAGGTACTTCGTCGAAGGGGGCAGTCTCTACTCAACGCTCGCCGCGGACGCCTTCTCCGCTCAAGCCAGGGTGCTTAGCGCCCAGGGTCGCCACAACGACGCCATCGGACGGCTTGAACACGCGCTCACCCTGCTGCTCGCAGACGACGGTTACGCCCGGACGGTCCGCTGCCGGATACTCGACGACATCGGGCTCGCACGCAGAAGGTCAACGATCTGTCGGGTGCTCGACGGAGCTTCGAGGCGGCTTTGCAGGTGAGGCGTGAGTCTGGGCGAGGCACCGAGGTATACAGTCCTTGATTAACCTCGCGAGACTCGAAGTGGCCGACGGTGAGCTGGACACCGCCGCCGGTTACGCGGATGAGGTGATCGCGACCCTTCGCGGGACACCTCCGTCTGGCCTGCACGCGAACGCGTTTCGAGACGACGATCGACCTAGCTCTATGAGGCGCAGGACAACCAGCCGAGCACGACTGACGACGCCGATGCCGTCGTTGCCGATTCCGAGCCGAGACCACACTCCACCCCGGAGCGTGGGGTTGTGGTGAGTGTCCGAGGGGGGACTTGAACCCCCACACTGTCTGAGGCCAAACGGCTTCTCACCAGCCAGTATGGCACAGGGGGAGGCCCGGAGGTAACGCGGAGGTATCCGCGTTCTGCCAGCACTTTTCCAATCGGTCGTTACCAAGGTAACGGCCAGGCAGAGCCAGGGAGCCTCCGATGTCCAACCAGACACCCACCATTCCGCCCGTCCCGCAGCCGCCGGCCACGAAGCGCCGCCGCTGGCCGTGGATCGCTGCCATCGTCCTGGCGCTGTTCGCTGGCGTCGGCATCGGCTCTGCGTCCGGCGAGACCGGGACGACCGCGATGCCGGAGCCGCAGGTCGTCACTGAGACGGTGACCGAGACGGTCACCGAGGAAGTGGCCGTCACGCCGGACGCCTGCCTGAACGCGCTCGATGCCGCCGAGGCCGTGATCTCTCACGCGCAGACCGCGATCGGGCGGATGGGTGAGGGCTTCGAGGCTGCAGCCTCCTTCGACATCAGTGGCCTCGACGAGTTGACTGCCTGGCTGGATGAGCAGACGCCGGTGGTGCGCGACGCGCGTGCCGAGTACGACACTCGGGCAGCTGAGTGCAGGAGCGCCGAGTGATGGCCGCCCACCGTGCACCTCGCAGCCGGCCGCGCCACGCGCGCCGCAGCGCTCGCCGGCCCCGCGGACTACGCTTCCTGATCCCGCTGCTGGCTCTTGCCGTGGCGTTCGTCGGTGGCGTGGCGACGGCCACGGCCGGCGGCGGCTACCTGCGCGAGGCCGACGTAGATAACCCGATCGCGAGCCGTGGCTGCGTCATCCGCTTCGACACGCTCTCGAGGTCGGGCGCCTCGGTCGTTCCGCGCATCCATGCGAACGAGACTCACGCCTGCGTCGGCGTGACGTCCCTGTCGGTGGACTGGTCGTCGGGCTCCAGCCGCGGCGACCTGATCCTCAACAACACTGGCGGACCCGGCGCGGTCGTGTCGGTGACGGTCGAGGAGGACGAGTCGCTCGCGGCTCGGGACATCCAGTGCGGACCGTCTGGCGGCGGCACAACGACCCGCATCCGTTGCTATCGCGACGGCGTGAAGATCCCGGCGTACTCGCTGGAGATGTATGGCAAGAACGTGAACCTGTGGGTGGGGTGGGACATGTGGATGGGGGAACTGTGAGCGACCGGCAGCTCAGCTGGGCGGTCGCCCTGATCATCCTCGTGCTGCTCGTGGTGGCGGTCATCGTTGCCGGCGACGAGCCGGTCCGTCTGGAGGACATGCGATGACCGAGCCGCTACCGCCCGATGTCGTCGAGGATGATGACCCCGACTGGGACTCTGACGACCTTCCCTCCACCGCCGACCCCGGCGTGGTGACCGACCCGAAGGAGGAGTGATCATGGCACCGCCTGACTACGTCGAACGCGTGGACGCGGTCCACGCTGAGCTGTGGTCGCTGCTGGCGCCGCAGACCGCATACGAGCGGAAGATCGTAGCGTGGATGCGCGTCGGGCTGGACCTGTCGACGCTGGAGCCGCTGCGGAACATGGTGGCGCGGGCCCGCTCGCGAGAGGATGGCTGACATGCCTACCCCTTCCCGCCTGCTCCCGTGCCCGCTGTGCGGTGCCGAGGTCGAGCGGTTCACGATGACCGCAGCGTATGCGGTGGCGACTCCGCGTGGCGTCGAGATCGTGACGCCTGTGACCGAGGTGTCCGGGCCCTACCCGGACCGGATGATGGAGCGGGTCACAGACCATGACCGATGGACGCTGCTCCCCTGCGGCCACCAGTTCGAGCGGCGGGAGCACCCGGGCTGGGTGGCGACATTCGCGAGCGAGGGAGAGTGACGAGGTGGGCGACTACCGCGACCGCATCAAGCACAGAGGCGAGAGCGAGCCAGACCGCTCGCAGTTCGAGCCAGGCGACCTGTGGGAGCGTCCCGACGGGTCGCTCTGGATGCCAGATCACCGCGGCTGGTCGCGGGTCTACACCTGGGAGCAGGCCATTGAAGGCCTAGACACGTAAGCGGGGCCGCCCGGAGCGGGAACTCCGGACGACCCCTTGACCCACTACCTGATGAGAGCAGGTGTGGACCCATGCCCGACCCTACCGATCCTCCTGGATTCGAGCGCATCGTCCGCCGCATCAGGATCGCGGTGTGGCTGCTCGTCGCGTTCGTCGCCCTGCCGCTCGCGCTCTGGCTGGTCGGCCGCTACTGAGAGTCGTGGCGTGGGGTGCAAGACAGATCAACCGTGAGCCGCTACGCTGCGGCCCGTACATACCGTACATTTCGGAGGGGCACATGAAAAAGACATTCGCCGTGCTGGTGGCAGCGTTCGCGCTGCTGCTGGGCGGCTCCGCGCCGGCGCTGGCGACTGGTGGTGACACCCCGACGCCGGGCTACAACCACGACCCGCACGACGCGCAGGAGTGCGCGGTCACGCTGATGGCGTGGCTGGAGCACGAGACCGCGGCGGACTGGCAACTGTTCTTCACCGTCGATGGTGGGGAAGAGTACGGCTCGCCGCTGCCCGCGCTGATCGAGCTGACGCCGGAGTTCTTCGGCGGCGCAGATTCGGGCGCGCACGAGGTGACCTACTGGACGGAGTCCGTGCACGGCAAGAGCACCGACAAGGTGTCGTTCGCCGTCCAGTGTGGCGAGCCGGAGCCTGAACCCACAGAGGAGCCGACCACAGAGCCGCCGACTGACGAGCCGACGGATGAGCCCACGGACGAACCGACCGAAGAGCCGACCACGGAACCGACCGAAGAGCCGACCACGGAACCGACCACGGAACCGACGGCCGACCCCACGCAGGAGCCGACCACGGAGCCCACGACCGAGCCGACGGATGAGCCGGGCGACGACGACGGCAATGCCGGCGGCAATGAGGGCGACGACGAGCTGCCCGACACCGGCGCTGGCACGACGGCGCTCGCGCTGGCCGGCGTGGCACTGCTCGCCGGCGGCTACGCGCTATACCGACGCGCCGCACTGTAGGCACGCAAAAACGGCCCGGCCTCCACAAGGGAGGCCGGGCCGTTTCGTTCTGTCCGAGGGTCGTGCTACACGGTGGTGCTGGTAACTGCCCGCTCTCCGTCGCGGTCCCGCAGCCACACGGAGACGCGGCGGCCGGCTGCGGGGAACCGGGCCCACACGACGCGCTTGCCGGCGATGGTGTCGCGCAGCGCTGGCTTCCAGCTGTCCGGCGTCGGCCGCGACCCGGACGCGATGGCCAGGTAGATGGTCTGCAGGTCTTCGGAGCGGTGCTCGTACGGCACGACGACCTTGGTGGCCATCACCCGGACACCTCCAGCGCCTGCGGCGCGATGCGCACGGGCTGCTCGTCGGTGTCGGTGAGCCGCAGCCACACCTGATAGTCGCCGCCCGTGAGGGTGACCGGGTTGGCATTGAACGGCCCGACGAGCCGGGCCACGAAATAGTCGCCGGTCACGCCGGACGCGACGGCATCGGGCCAGAGCGGGTCGGTGTCGTCGGGAATGACGAGTGCCGTGTCCCAGTCCTCGGCCAGCGGCCTGTCGCCGGCAGGCATGAACGCGACCTCGGCGCCCACGCTGGGCGCATCACCGGTCACGCCGAGGAACAGGTACTCGGTGGACTCCACCTGCAGAGTGGCCATGGTCAGAACTCCCCTCCAGTAACCGTGCGTGCGAGCTCGGGCCCATCGACCTTGCGGCGCACCGCTGGCCCGTCGGGCGTCGGGTCCGTGACCCGTTCGGGCCCGGCGATGTCCTCGGTGCGCGCGTTCGCTCCGGTCACCGCTCGGCGCAGGGCTGCTCCGGTGACGTCGCGGGCGAGCGCGGGACCGTCGGGTGTCGGCTCGGCATCTCGTTCCGGTCCGGTGACGGCGCCGACGTGGACGCCGCCGGTGTCCTCGTCGACTACGACCGGTGGCCCGAACTCGAGGTCGACCGCCAGGGGCTCGGCGGTGGTTCTGTACGCCGCAGCCGCAGCCGGCGCACCGAATGCGACGACCACGGCGAGCGGGTCCGCTTCTGTCTGGCTGCCACCGCTGACCGCGGGCGGTCCGTAGTCGACGTCGACCCCGAGCGGGGCGGCCTGGGCGGCGTAGGCCGCAGCGGCGCCGGGTGGCGCGAACTCGACGGCGACGGTCAGCGGCTCGGCTGTCGTCGAGCGCGCGGCCCGCGCGGTGGGTGCACCGAAGTCGACGTCTACGGGGAGCGGGTCGCCAGTGGTCTGGTCTCCGCCGCCACCGAGGTCGCCAACCTCGAAGTCGTCGAAGATCACGCGGCGATCAGAGCTGACGCTGTTGCGGAATCCGTTCAGGCCGCCGAACGAGCCAGCCGTGATGTCGGAGTCGGTGACCGAGTCGATCAGAACGTCGTTGATGTAGACGCGGATCTCGTCGCCCTCGACCTCTATGCGAGACGTCTCGGGGAACACGAACGGTACTGACACGCCCGGGTCGGCAAGATACGTCAGCTCGCCACCGACGTACTTGCGGATCTCCCACGTAGCATCGACAGTGCCTGCTTGGGTGATTCGCTTGAAGCAGTAGAACGTCTGCCGGTCGGCGCTCATGCGGACGCACAGGCCGATGTCGGCGTAGGACGCGCCGCCGAAGTCGGGGATGACCAGCTGGACGTACATGTCGGCGGAGCCAGTGTCCGCCTCGGCGCGAGCGGTGATCTCCGCCGCGGTGGTACCGGCGATGACGCCGCGGTTCGACGCGGTCTGCCACTGGGTGTCGGGGTCGGTCCACGTTAGGTCCGGGCCGAGCCCGACGCCGTCGGCCTTATTGAACGACTCAGTGAACGCTGCCACGGCTCGCCTCGTCCAGCGCCTCGAAGAGATCCCGCGTCAGGATGACGTGGTTGATGCTGCCGTTGCCCTGGTCGTCCCACAGGGGTTGCGGGTCAACCGGGAGGCCTTCTTCGATCAGGTCATCCAACTCGCGTCCGTACGAACCGGCAAGGTCGATGGCTTCGTCTGTCGACAGAGTCTGCCCGTACTTTTCGACGGCCTTCTCGAATGCGCTCATCGAGTCCAACCCCCTATACCGGATCGCCGGCATTTACGGTGGTGCCGTCGTTCATCTGGGCCCCGGTCTCCCAGACGTTGCCCGACTTCACACACCCGTTAGTGCCGTTCGTAAACGCCGTGATGGCGCCGTAGAGCGGCCCGCTGTAGGGCTGCCGGAACATGAAGTGGTTGCGCAGGTAGCGCACGTTCTGGCCCTGCGGGAAGTCCTTCGAGGAGACCGATCCCCCGTAGGCGATGTACCCATCGGACGTGACGAACAGGTTGTCCTCGAACAGGTGGTCGTCAGCGAGCGCGTTGTCGCCGTAGAGGCTGATAGCGGCCGACGACTGGGTGCCGCGGCATTCGATACGGCACCGCTTCACCGAACAGTGTGCGCCGCCGTTGTTGCCGATGCCGGACCGGTGTGAATCCGAGCCGGCGTAGAACGTGGCCTCGACGATGGAGTCCTGGATGTGGTTGTTGTTGTAGAACCGAGGCCCCGAGCCGACGCCATGCACGTAGCAGTCCTTGATCGTGATGGCGCCGGAGTTCACGCCGGGGAAGTTCATCGCGATAGTGCGAATCCCGTTCACCAGCGGTGGCGCGTCGATCTCGACCCGCTCGATGAGGATGTCGCCGACGTTGCCTCCGAACTCGGTCCTGATCCAGTACGCGCCCTCGGTCGTCGGGCCAAAGTCCATGCGGATATCCCGGACGATCACTCCGCTGTGCTGAATTCGGATGAGTCCGCTGCACCGTACGTTCTCGATGACTTGGCCGTCATGGTCCGTGGTGATCGAGCCGACCTGCGGGTACTCCGCGGGATCATCAGCAGGGCCGACTTGGTCGAGCGTCGGCCACGGCTCCGGCGATTCGTCGCCGCCAGACTCGACCGCAGGCCCCGGCTCGACGATGACCAGGAACGGTGCCCCGGCGGACTGGAACGTCTCGCCGGGGCCGATCAGGAAGGGACTGCCGCCTGCACCGGCGCCGACGTCACCTCGAGCGTGTCCGGGTCGATGAAGCCAGGCTTCGCCGCGGTCAACGCGACGCCGCCCAGCCACACGCTGCCGGCCGCCCAGAACCCGAGGAACCCGGCGTTGGTCGCCACGGCCGGGCCACCGAACGTGACCGGCGCGGCCAGGTCGTCCACGCCGCCAGCCGCGGCGCCGGAGTAGTCCGGCACCTCGCGGGTGTACGCGCCCGTCAGCGGCAACTCGTTCGCGCCCGTCGCGCCCGGGTCAGCGGAGTGCAGCGACAGCTGCGCCACCGCGGCGCCGACAGCGTCCGCGGCGATGTTGAGGGTGGCTTCGGTTGCGGCCATGGCCTTCTCCTACTCGTACGTCTTCGGCTCGACGAGGCGCTCGACGGTGACCTCATTGGCGACGACGGCACCAGTGGGGGCGGCCGCCGCCTCGCCGGCGCGGAAGTTGCCGGCACCGTCCACGCGCGCCAGGACACTCGGGTCTGCGGGACGGGTGGCTGCGCTGACGCCGAGGCCGACGCCGAGCGCGATGACCGCGCCGAGCCACTGGACAGTCGTCAGGTCGTCGAAGCCGCCCTCGGCCGGCACCACGCCGACGAAGTACGAGGCCAGGATGACGGCGACGAACAGGGCGATGTACAGCCACTTGGGCAGGACGATGGTCATGATGATCTCCGATCTCAGGGGATTCCGCCGGCGAACGCGTTGCCGACGGCGCTGCCTACCGCCGCCGCCACGCCGGCCGCGATCCATATGGCCCGCTCCAGGCGGCGGATGCGGGACTCGTGGTCGAGCACCTTCGGCGCCAGGTGCTCCCGCAGCATCGTGTGGATCTCGACCAGTCGGTCGTGGTCCGACGTGGGGATGTCCTCCCCGTTCACGCCACACCCTCGCGAAGGGCTTCCTTCACCGCCTGCTTCACCGTCGCCTTATCGACGTCGCCGCACTCAGGAAGGCGAGCGAGGATCAGGTCGGCGGTGATGTCGGCGGTGAGTTCGGCGATACGCTGCTCGTCCAGCTGGTCGCCCCCGGACATCGCCTTGATCCAGTTGTACATGCGCTGGATCGCGATGCCGAGCGTGAGCCGCCGGCCGTCCTCGATGGTCTCGCCGCCAACGGTCGCGGACAGCCGCGTGGCCCGCTGCAGCTCCGTCAGGTACGACGGCTGACCATCCTTCCGGTTGAGCGGCGACTCCCATGTCGCACGGTGGGGCTGCTCGATCGAGTCCGGGTGGCTCCAGACCGCGTCGGCGATCTCCTTCGCAGTGGGCATGTCGTCGTCCTCTCCGAGGGGTGCGCCGGCCGCGAGCCACGGCCGGAAGATCTCGTTGAACTGCTCGACCCGGTCGGGGCCGGGGCAGGACTTGGCGACCGGGGTCCACGGCCCGGGTGCGCCGAACAGCACGTGATAGCCGAGACCACTGGCGTTCCAGGCGGGGCAGACGCGGGCCGGGAAGTCGTGCACGTCCATGCCCCACCGGTACAGCCGCTTGAGCGAGACGATCATCTCCGGCGTCCACTCGCCGTACTCGAGGCCCTCGGTCTCGACGGACAGCAGCCCGTACCGCTTTCCGCCAGACACCCACGAGTTGCCTTTGTAGTTGGCGTCGGCCTCGCGGGTGCTGTCGCGGTACTGCTCGACGGTGCCGTCGAAGCGGACGTACAGGTGCGACTCGATGCCGCCGGACGGGCCGTTGAAGTACGGGAACAGCGAGTCGCCCAGGCCGGCGCGGACGTGAAACACCATGCCCACGGGGATGATGCGGGGGTCGTTGCCGCCGGGTGGAATCTCCTTGCGGATGGCGTCGGGATACCAGGCCATGCGGGACCTCCCCGGTCAGATTTGGGCGTACGCCTCGTTGAACTGGGCGATGTTCTGCCCGTCGTGGCTGGTGTTGAGTTGGGCGATCGACTGTCCGTCCAGGTGCTGGTTGAACCGGGCCACGCTGCCCGGCGTGCGGCGCTGGAGGTCGGCGACTTTCTCCTCCAGCTCGGCAATGCGGTCGGTAGGCGACGGGCGGCCGGTGCTGCGCACCCGTGGCGTCAGCCACGCCAGCCACACGTTGCAGGTCTCCCCGGCGATGGCGTCCCAGTCGGCCTGCAGGTTCAGGTAGAGCCGGCCGACACCGTCCTGGCGGGCGATGAACCGGGTGCCGGGTGCGCCGCCGGACGGCCCGAGGTCGATGCCCCGCGCTACCAGGGACTCGTCGGGTGTGCAGGTGATGGAGCCGATGGGGGCGCCCCCGTCGTTGATGACCTCGAGCCGGCCGGACGAGTCAATGTGCACGCCCAGCGCGCCGACGGCGACGTGGGTCTCATTGGCGTGGATGTACGGGCCACCGGACTGGAACGACCCGTCAGGGTTGACCACGCCGGGCTCGAAGCGGACGACGCAGGCCCGGATGTCCCATTCGATGTCGGGATGGGTGGCGTCCTTGAACGGCCCGATTTCGTTGGCCATCAGAGCAGCGCAACTCGGCGGATGAACTTGCGCCCGGCGTCGCTGCCTTCGGGCATGCCGAGATCTCCGCCGGACGTCTGCCGTGTCCAGAACGACACCACGTCGCCGGCAGACAACGAGAGTTCGGTGTCGCACAACGCAGTGGTCGCAGACCCGCTGACGGCGGCCACGGTGATCGTCCGCTCAATATTCCCGTTGATGCGGATCTGCGCTTGCCGGCCGCCTATGGAGTTGTTGAGGAAGGCGACATCCAGCTCGACTCGATACCAGCCGTCCTGGCTCACGGTGTAGCCGGCGCTGGAGTGCGTGATCCCGGAGACCGTGCTACCAGGGTCGCCCGTCCCACCTGTCCACCCGGCACCCGAGATGTCCGTGAACGTGTTGTCTGGGATGGTCTGAGACGTTGTCTTGTAGTGCACGCGCCACGGCTGGGTGATGGTTCCCTCGGGCCGCGTGATCGAGTCACCCATCCGCTTTAGCCACGTGTCGAGCCCGGAGCCGGGCGGCCCGAAGAGCTCGGTGTCGTCGGGCGTCCAGATGCCTTGGTCGTTGACGGCCACGTCAGCTCACTCTCAGGGGGTCGGCGTTGAAATCGGCGATGGTCTGGCCGTCCCAGAGCGCATTAAGGTCGGCGATGGTCTGGCCGTCCCACGCCTGGTTGAACTCGGCGATGGTCGGCAGTAGGGGTCGGACGTCGATGTACTGGTCGATGTTGCCCGCGGTGCCGCCGTGCTCGATGGCGACAACGACACCCCGCAGCGGCTCGAGCCCGGTGACGTCAGGGTCGGAGATCTCAACGATGTCGCCGAGTTGGCGCCGCGGTTCCCACAGGACCGGGACTCTCTGCAGGATCGCCCGCGGCGCGGACAGCTCGGCGGCGAGGAAACTCGCCAGGTCGAGAGCTGATGAGTTGTCCTGGACGTAGGGCGACTCGTCCAGGGTCAGCTCTTCTGCACGCACACCCTCGTTGTCGACCTCGGCGTACTCCGACGCCTGGCTGGCCTGGATGATCCGCTGCCGCGCCCGGATGAACAGGTCTGGCGCGTCGCTACCGTTGCCAGCGACGAGCCACACACGGCCGGAGTGGTTGTTGGTGACAATGACTCGCGCGACCCGCGGCCCGCTGGGGTCGACCTCAACCTGCACCGACGTCGACACGTCCGAACCTGAGCCGTCAGCGGCCGTGTTGGCGCGGAACCGCGTGCCGGTAGAGCCGGTGCCGGCCGTCGCCGTCGTGTCGATCCCGATGGCGATGCCGTTCAGATTCACCGACAGGCGCTTGGTGGCGTTGGCCCCCACGGAGATCACCGTGCCGGTCTCCTGGGCGCTCCACACGGTGTGTGCGTAGTCGTCGGACAGGTATGACGTGACCGGCAGTACGGGTACCTGGACGCTGGAGCGGACCTGCTCGACGGCCTCGCGCCACGACACGTCCATCAGCGACGTTCGCGACGTGATCTCGTGGACCGGCTCGCCGATGCCGCGCAGCGACTGGCGGTTCCGAAAGGTTGGAGTCCCCTGCTCGTCCAGCCAGACGGCGCCCAACTCGGCCTCGGCGACCTCTCGAAGGGCGTCCCACCCGTTGTCGCGGAACAGCCCGGGCGTGGCGTCGATCCGTCCGATGGTCGGGTCGAGACTGGCTGACGGGACGAAGCCGATCATGGCATGCGCGCCGGATGGGTTGGACCGGACCGCCACGCCGGCCAGTGCCATCCCCTCTTCGCTGGTCACCTGAACGTAAGAAACGCCGTTGCTGTGAGCTCCTACGAGACTCGTCGACTGAGAGCCGCCCTCATAGAACAGGATTACGTTGTTGGTGGCGCCGTCGTGCTCGACATCGATTGAGAATCGACCACCGGGCCAGCCAGTGAATGTGTGGGTCGGAGTTCCCAACGTGTTGATGGCGACCTCGATCTCACCGGGCCTGATCCGAACCCTGGTCCAGGCGAGTCCGGCCGATTGCAGAAGGATCTCCGTCTGCCCCGATTCGCCGTTTGCCCATCCATGGATGCGGACCCAGTCGGTCTCTACCAGTCGCGCCGGGCGCACCCGGAAGACAAAGTCTCCGGTCAGAGCGAGGAACCGCTCACCGGTGTCCCATGCCTGGCTGACGAAGGTCGGATTGTCCTCGGTGACCCCGTTGCGCGCCTGGATGAGCTCCCCGTAGAAGGCGGTCGCGGACACCGACGTCCCGGCCGGGAGCTGTTCGGGCCACACCGTTCCCTGGAGCGGGCATGAGACCGCGGTGGAGGGCTCGGCCGCCGGCATCGTGTAGTACCCCAACTGCCGCAACACAGAGTCCATCACGTAGCTCCCAGACACCCCCGGGAACAGCAGCACCGAAGCGCCAGAGTCGGGGACGTAACGCATCTGCGACGCCAGCGGCGCGACGATGACATCTCGCCGCAGTAGGGCGGCGTCGTCGTCGCAGTCCACCGACATGACGTCGGTCAGCGCCGAGCCGCCAGCGTCCATGACCCGGCCCGTGAACACCGGCACCAGGGACGGGCGGCCATCGGTGCCGATGAAGCCGGCCCGGATGGAGCAGCCCGACTCGACCACTCGCGAAGCTGTCTTGGAGAACGGGTTCCGGGCGACCTGCGTCTCAATGTCGGCGGCCGGGATCTCCGCCTGAGCGTCCGCCACCGACTGCCCGGAGATGCCCCGCACCTGAGCCGGCAGGTAGGTCGCGATCTCCCGGCGCACACTCCACGAGTCAGGCTCAACGTCCGTCCGCGCGCCGGCAACGTCGCCGACATCAACAACAGCGACAGGCTCAGAGACGGTCAGGTCGGTCGGCCAGTTCGCCGGCGTCGGCTGCATCAGCCGACCTCGAGCAACTCTGCGGTGTAATCCGATCGGACGGTTCCGTCGTCCCACACCGCCTGATGCGTGCGCTGCATGCCACTCACCGACACCCGCGGGATTCCTTCCCCGGGCAGCCAGTCAATGACCGTGGCCGTCTCGGTGAGCTGCACCCGGTTGAAGTTCCCCGCCACATCCGGGTCGAGGACCACGCGCACGCCCCCGGCGCCAGCAGGTGCGGCACCGGTCGCCGACAGGCGCCCAGTGCCCGTGCTGCCCGCAGTCGTCGACAGCGTGACGCCGTCGGCGTCCACCCAGCGCAGACCTACGTGCGACGACGCCGACGCGAAGGTCGACGCCGTGTACGTGCGCCCCTCCAGCACCGGCACCACCGGGGCGACCGCCTCGCCAAGCGGAACGTCGATCAACGGCAGGGCACCCCCCAGCACCGAGTACGTCAGCGTCCCCCCACCGACAGCCTCGTACGGCTCGTCACCCCACAGGCCGGGCGCGGCCACGCTGGGCCGAAGCATGTTCGTTGCCGCGGCGTACGGGTCGTACCAGTAGGTCGGCACGGACGGGTTCGCCAGCGAACCGGACTCCAACTCCACCAGCGCGGCCACCTCTGCCGGTGTCGCCCACGCGAGCGACAGCGTCCACCGTCGGGCCGACCTGGGTGCGCGCTGGATCGAACGCATGCCGGCCAGATTCAGCCGTGGCGTCGAGGGCCGCTCCACCGGCGCCTCAACCGGCGCCGGACAGCGAATCTCCTGCAGCGCGCCGAGACGGCCGATCCACGTGGAGGACATCAGGCCCTCCTCGCGTTGACTCGCGCGCCCTTGTCGACGACCCGGGCGAGTACCGACTCTGATCCGATCTGCAGCTGCAGCGTCGCCCCGTCAAGCGTCGGCATCGCGGCAGCCACGGCTGCCGCGATGGCATCAGCGTCAACAACGGAGCGAGCATCGGACTGGCTGTGCAGCGGGAGTGTGGTGAACCACTTCGGCATCTCGGGTGCGCGGCCTTCACCCATCCAAAGCGAGCCGCCGCCCTTAGCCTTCTTGCCGCCGAGAAACTGGATCAGCCATGCCTCGATCGCGCTGCCGGCGTTCGGGCCGGTGTACATTGCCGCGAGCTGGTCGTTGTACTTCCGCAGCAGGTCCGACATCCCCTCGAAGGAGAAGTCCTCGTAGAACTTCCCGCCAGACCTGATGCGATCCAAGAGCTCCTTCGCGGCCGTCTGCAGCGGCGTGAGGCTCAGCGGCTCCTTGCCACTCGGCCGGTCCGGTGGCTTGATGCCAATGGGCGCCGGGACGACACTGCGAGCGACCCGGTCGTACGCCTGTGCTGCTCGGGTGATCGCCGAGTCGAGCTCGATCAGGGAGTCCTCGACTTCGACGCCACCCTCCTCGACCATGTCGGTCGCTGAATCGATGGCACGCCACAGGCCATCACCCAGTCGGTACTCCGCCACACCCAGCGCCGTCAGGGCGCCCATCGACTCCAACCCGGACCGCTGGTTGAGCGATGAGAGAATGGACCGCGTGCGGCCGGCCGGGATGATCTCTCCGTCGCCCTCGGGGACGAACAGCTCCGGGCCCTCTTCGCCGACGGTGTACAGCTGTCCCATCTGGACCGGGCCGCCGCGCGCCTTCGGCAGCGGCCCCCCAACCACCTTCGGGTAGATGTTCACCGTGCGGGCACGGGTCAGGCTGTTCAGCTCGCCCTCGGCCCTACTGGTGTTCGCCTGGGCGCGGAGGTGCGCGATCACGTTCCGGCGCCCGAACGCATCCACGACGCCGAGTGCGCGGTTTGCGTTCGCCTGCGCGGTGGCCGCGCCGTCCTCGTCGATCTGCGCCGTGTAGGTGTCCTCGTAGTCCTCGGCGACACCAGTCAGTGCGGCGACGCGGTCCCGGATGGTGTCGGCCTGGTCGGCGGTGATCGCTCCCTGCGCGACCCACTGGTCGAGTTTGCTGGCGAAGGCGTCGAAGGACAGGTCGCCACTCAGCGCTGCTGACTCAAGATTTGCGACGGCGCCTGCAAGATCCAGCCCGGCCTGCTGCGCCTCGGCGCTGGTGGGCCCGAACTCTGCGACCGCCTCGTTGTAGGCGGTCTGCGCGTCGGTGACGCCGACGACGGCGTCGTTGAGCGCGAACACCGGGTCGGTAGCGATCTTGATTTGGTCGAGCCACGCCGACAGCGCCTCGGTCTGCGCGTCGATCTCGGCCGTGCCGCCGGCGAACTCCTCACCCATCCCGGCCACGGCGCCGCCGGCCGCCGTCGCCTCATGTGCGGCTAGCGCCTGGTCCTCAGCGGTGCCGCGCAGCGCCTCCTGGTAGGCAGGCAGCTTCTCCCGCAGCCGGTCGACCTCGTCGCCCTGGTACCCCAGCCGGTCAGCCAGCTCATCGAACGCCGCCGTAGCGCCCTCGATGTCGCCACCGGAGGCGAGTTTCGCCAGCTCGGCGTCGATCAGTTGCAGACCTGAGGAGAACTCCTCGCTGGCGCCGCCCAGCTCGTAGAGGTTCGCGATCTGGTCACCGCCGGCGAGGTTGCTGACACCGTTCTTGATGCGGCCCCACAGGCTGGTGTCAGCGATCGGCTCGGCGGCCTCCCGCAGCCGCACCTGCGAGTCGATCAGCTCGTTGAGTGCGGCGCTGCTCTCGCCACGGCTCAGCGCCAGCACGCCCTCGTACGCAGCCTGCGAGGAGATCTCGGTCTGGTTGAGCGCCTTGTTGAGCTCCCACACCGCGAAGCCGACGGCGCCGATGGCGCCCACCGCGCCGGCGAACCGGAGCGTCCGGCCCGCTCGCCCGGACGTGAGGCCGAGGTCGTTGATCGCCTCGCGGGTGTTGGCGACGCCGACGGCCAGCTTGCCGAGCCCGGCCACGCCGAGAGCGACCAGGCCGCCACCGCCGACGATGGCGAGCGTCGCCGACTGCACACCAGGAGGCAGGTCATTGAAGGCGTTCACCGCGTCCGTGGCGCCCTGCACGAGGTCACGTAGCGGACCGTCAGCGCCGGAGCCCGCGCCGATGAGCGCGGTCTCCAGGGCGCCCCCGAATTCCTCGAGGTCGCCCTTGAGGTTGTCCATGCGGGTGGCCGCGGTCTCGGCGGCGTAGCCCTGGTCGTCGACGGCGGCGATCCAGTTCCGGATGCCGGGCTCGCCCTGCTCGTACAGGATCGACGCCGCGCGGACGGCGTCGCTGCCGAAGATGGTCGCCATGGCGGCGTTGCGCTGCTCGGGCGTCAGGTCCCGCAGGGCGGCCTGCAGGTTGCCGGCGAACTCGGCGAGGCCGATGAATTGGCCCTGCCCGTCATACGCCGAGATGCCCAGCCGCTCCATCTCGTCAGCAGCCTCGACCGAGGTCGGCGTGAGCCGCTGCAGCATCGTCTTGAACGACGTGCCGGCGTCCGAACCGAGCAGGCCGGCCGAGGCGAACGCTGCGAGACCGCCCGTGGTCTCCTCGATCGACAGCCCGGTCTGGTCGGCGACGAGGCCGGCCTGATTGAGCGCCATCCCGAGCTCGTGCACGCCGCCCTGCGCCTTGCCGGCGCCGGCCGCGAGGAGGTCGGCGACGTGGACAACGTCGTCCCCAGCGAGGCCGAACTGGGTCATGGCCGATGCAGCGATCTCCGCCGCCTGTGCGACCTCGATGCCGCCGGCGGCGGCCAGGTCCAGCGCGCCGTCGAGACCGCCGGCCAGGATGTCCTCCGCCGAGACACCGGCCTTGGCCAACTCTTCGATCGCACCGGCCGCCTCGGTAGCGGAGAAAGCTGTCTCCGCGCCGGCGTCAAGCGCAGCCTGCCGCAGCTGGTCCAGGCTGCCCCGGGCGTCGTCACCGGTGGCGGCGACGTGCGACATCGCCTCGTCGAAGTTTGCGAACGCCCGGACCGCGAGGCCGGCACCAGCGACAGCCGCGAGGCCGACCGCGCCGATACCGGTGGTGAGGGTGTTGATTGACTGCTCGCGCTTGCCGACCCAGTCCAGGCCCTTGCCGCCCATGTCGGCGAGGGCTTTGCTGGCGGTACGTGCCCCGGCGATGACGCCGCCGATGTTCATGCCGAGGTTGATGACGACGGAGCGATTCGCCACAGGGCACCCCCGTCAGCTCGTATTCAGTTCGGCGCTCCAGAGCAGCGCGCCGGTGTGCCTCGACTGCTTCTTCTTCTTGCCTAGGCCCTCTTGCGCCTGGAGCACGGCCGTGGTGGCGTGGCAGCGGGTCGGCAGCCCGGAGCGCCAGCGCATCTCGTTGGCTGGGTCCGTGCAGACCTCGATCGGGCGGCCGCACAGCGGGCACAACGTGGCCCGGTACTGCGACAGCGCGCGCATCCAGTCCTGCTCCGCGTCGTCCCACTCGACCTCGCGGGTCGTCACAGACCTGAGCAGCCGGCCGTCGCCGGCGTACTCGTACTCGGTGATTTCCTCCGGCTCCCAGCCAGAGAACCGCTTGTAGGAGACGCCGAGTCGTTCCGCCGCCTCTAGGTCTCGTCGGAGGTCTGCGTCGTCCGCGACGCGGCGCGCGAGAAAGGGACGCTCACCTTCCCGCGGTTGAGCAGGAAGGCCATGTTGGCGATGCTCTCGAACTGCTGGTCGGTCATCTCGTCGGCCAGCGACTCCCAGTCCTGCGCCGGGTCGAACTCGACGACCTCGCCGGCGTGGTCGGTGACCTGCACGATGGTCCCCGGCTCCTTGCCGTCATCGTCCAGAGTCGCCAACATGAGTGCGTCGAAGAACGTCTCACGGTTGACTCCGACGGCGGCGTCTTCGGCGTCGTCCTTGCGCGGCGGATGCTGCGCGACGATCTTCTTGTACCGGTTACGCGGCAACGCGCTGAGCAGGAAGTGAACCGTCTGCTGCTCCATCAGCTCCTCGAGCTGGCGGATCTCCTCCGCAAGCCGGCTCGCGGTCGCGTTGCCAACCATCCGGTCGCCGGTGGTCTTGCCCCGCTCCTTGCGCAGCTGCTCGTCGAGCCGTTCCCACTCGGCGCGCATCGACATGTCGAGGCATAGCGGAACGGTCGCCGTCGGACGCTTGATGGTGAGCTTGCTCATCGGCCCGGCTCCTCGTCCTGCACGGGGATGTAGACCGTGTTGATGACGGTGCCGGACTCGCCCGCAACCGCCTCGCCCTCGTACCGAGGCTGCCCCGCGTTGTCGCGGTCGATGACCTCGGCGTAAATGCCGTCGTAGCCGAACTTGAGGCTGCGCAGCTCGTTGACGTCGAAGCCCGCCGACGCGATGAGGCGCAGGTAGTCCTCGCGGCTGATGCTTTCGGGCACGCCTTCAATGACCTTGCTCATGGTTGTGCTCCCGGTCTCCCCGGTCGTGGTGATGACCCCGCGCAGCCCGACCGGGTAAGAGGGCTGCGCGGGGCGTGAGTGGGCTACGGCGCCGCGACGACGGTGCCCTCGACAGTGGGGCCGGTGATGAACTGCTTCTGCGCCGTCTTGAGGACCGAGTTCGCCTCGGGGGTCAGCTCGTTGTACTGGCCGCACTTGATCGGCGTGACGACCACCTTCTGGTCAGCCGCGTACGCGGTGTCGAACTTGATGCCGCGGCGGGTCACCAGGAAGTGCGTCGAGCCCGGGACGAGGGTGTCCTTGGCCGCGTTGTCTGTGGCCTCGTTCGGCGCGTTGGTGTTGTCGATGTAGATCGTGTCCAGCGAGCGGGTGAACCGGCCCGGCTGCTCGAAGATCTGCGTCGAGCACAGGCGCTCGTCGGCGATGACCTGCTCGTCCAGGCTCGGCGTGTAACCGTCGCTGGTCAGGTAGCAGGAGATGTCCACGACCGTCGGGTCCGTCAACTCCGTGACGGTCGGTGCGGTCGGGTCGGCGATGGTGTCGACGACGATGACCGACACATTGCCGTCGGCCGGGGTGGCGGGGATGTCAGCCATCAGTTGGCTCCTTCGGGATCTCGACCGCGACGGCGGCCTGCTTGCGAGGGATGAAGTGCTTCGCCCGTCGCGGGCGATCAACCGGCGGGTACCGGTCGTCCTTGATGCGGGTCAGCAGCCCGCGCTTGAGTCGCGGGTCCGTCTCCGGCACGTCGAACTCATGCTTGGTCGTCGGCGACTTCACGCGGACGTATCTGGGCATGCGAAACTCCCCCGTTCGGGGTTGGGGCCAGGGCGGGAAAGGATCAGGCAGGTACTGACGCAAGGCGCCAGACGTCTACGCCGTACATCGGGTGCAGGTTCGTGCCCGGCAGTGTCACGTCGGAGTCCTGGCGGATGGGCTCGGAGTAGAGCGTCGCGAGTTTCCAGCACGAGCGACCGGCCACAATGGGCCGCACGTCCAGCAGGGTGCCGCTGACCTTGTCGGCCACGAACCGGACGGCATCGGCAGAGGCTCCCGCGTAGGTCGTGTACAGCCGGGTCTCGAACTGCGTGTGCTCGTTGCTCAGCGCCGGGGCCGTCCGGTCACCCGGTGTCGTCCAAAGCACGACATACGGGAACGTCGGCTCCTTCGGCACCTGTCCGTCGTAGAGCGCGATACTGCCCGGCGGTAGGTCTTCGCCGTCGGTGATATCGACGAAGCCGACCGCGGCCAGAAGCAGCTTAACTGCGGCGACATGCCCGGCGAGCACGTCAGCCGTCCAGCAGCTTGTCGGCCATCAACCCGAGCGCCTTCTCGAACTTCGGCGCTTCGGCGCGCAGGCCGGACTCGACATCCAGCACCGGGCCGTTGTTGCTGGAGCCGAAGTACAGCAGGTTCCCGAGCGCGCCCTGCGTCTTGTCCTTGTCGGGACCGATCTCCGCTTCGATCTTCCCGACGCCGTACTCGATGTCGTACGTGATCGAGTTCGGAAACGCCGGGAACGTCGGGTGGCCGCTGGCCTCGTCGCGCATCTGGTTCTTGGTGTTGAGCGCGCCCTTCTCGACGACGGCGCGGCCCTCCTTCACTGCGCGGCCGGGCATCTTGCCGACATCGGCGGCGACGCGCAGCACCTCGGAGGCGTCGACGGTGATGCGGTTCACCCGGCCACCTCCGCGATGTAGAACCTGCGCATGGTCTGGTGGGTCTTCCGCGACGGCGCGGCCACGCGCCAGATCCGGCCGGCGAGGGCCGGGTCCATTTCCGAGACGACCTGATCCACGACGTCATCGACCCGCACCACGACCACGGCCATCGGCAGCTGGAGGATGTCGCGCACGACGGTGAACGAGTGCTCGCCAGCTTCCGGCCGCTGCTCGTACGGGTCGTTGGTCTGGATGCGGCATCGGCCGTCGACTGGCGGCTGGGCTCCTGGGAGCGGGTAGATCAGGTCGTACGTCGTCGTCACCACGCCGTCAGGCCCGGTCGTCCGGCCGGTGGGGCGGCGGATGCGGCACGAGTCGATCATCAGGGCCTCAGCGCGGCGTCGGCCGCGCATCAGCACCCGCTCGGCGCGGCCCATCAGCCGATCCTCACCAGCCCCGCACGTCCCCCGTACGTGCGGCGCAGGAGAGCCTGGCTCAACTTCGGCAGCAGGTTCGTCGCCCCGTCGCCGGAGGTCTGGACCATCTGCTCGCGGTAGTCGTCGATCGAGAACCCGGCTGTGACGCCGTCCGGGCTGGCGTTGATGGCCGCCGCCAGGGTCAGCGTCAGCGACTTCGCCAGCTCCAACGCCGGATCGCCTGGAGGGTAGCCGTGCGTGTAGACGAGGCTGACCTGCGACGGCTCGTACGCGCAGGGTGCCCAGCCACAGGTACGCCACAGCCGGCTACCGAACCGCCGCCAGTCCGTCACGTCCTGGCCGTCGATCTGCACCAGCGTGACGTCGGTGACCGGACGCTGCGGGAGCGCCAGCCACGAGTCAGTCGTGCCCATGATGTCCAGGTGGTCGTCGACCACCTGCACGAGATCCTGCCCGGCTGCCGCTTGCACCTCGGAGGTGGCCATTGCCAGCAGCAGGTTCGCCTCCGCGTCAGGCAGCTGGGTCGCGTCGAGACCGAGGAGAGTTCGCAGGTCGTCGGGGGTTGCGAGCATGTCGGCCATGACGACCCCCTAAGCGCCGCTCGTGCCGATGATCTGCCAGTTGGTGCCGTCGAAGACGACGGTGCGGAGCCCGAGGGGGCTTTCGATACCGACGTTCGGCGTGCCGTCGATGTTGGCCCCGGCGCCGTCGATGGTGACGCCGAGCGTGCCGGCGACCTGCTTGATCGTAAACACTTTGCCGGCTGGGGGGGCGGCAGGGAGCGTGACTGCTGTGTCGTTGACATTGCCGGTGGTGTCGATCAGCTGAACCGTGGGCGAGTCGGCTGCCAGGGTGACGGTTGCGCCGGTTTGGGTGGCGACGGTGAGATGTCCGCCACCGACGCCGGCCACGGCGGAGTCGACGTAGGCCTTGGTGGCCGCATCCTTGGGATCGGATGGACTGCCGACGTTGACGATCTTCTGCTCGGACATGTGCACGGGCACATACACGGTGGCGCCGGTTGGCGTGTTGCTGGTGCGGGCAATCTCAATGACGTTCCCCGCGCCGACGCCCGCATCGTCGAGCGTCCGCAGCGTGAACGAGGTGTCGGCCGCTATGAAGTTCCACCGCTTGCTGTCCGTCGGCGCGTCCGACTTGGACAGCTCCAGCTGCGGGTTGCCGCTGGACAGGCCCACCGTCGGCGTGGCGTCGGAGGACACGTCGTTGAACTGCACGCCGGCTTGGAACTCGTGCTTGCCGGTCCAGACGGGGGTGATGCCCTGGTTGAGTGCCGGTGCGCCGTCGGACCGCATGTACGTCGCTGCGGTGCCGTTGGTCGCCGTCAGGCCGACATCCGCGGACGGGTCGGCGGACGCGGCAGCGAACGCGCCAACGTCGTGCCAGTTGCCGATGTCGGTCGCCGGGTCGCCGGACAGCATGAACACGTGAGGCGGCGTGAAGTCCGTCCGGATGCACATCGCTGGGGCTTGCACGGCGAGCGCGAGCATGGCCGCCTCGGTGGCGGCCTGCCCGACGTCGTGCTGCAGCGGGGGAAGCTCGGACACGCTGATCTTGCCGCTGCCGTCGAGGGTGGGCACGCCGCCGGGGGCGTCCGTCGTGATGCCCATGGTCGTCGTGCCGGCGTCCCACGTGAGCGGGGGGTCGGCGCTCATGTCGGCCGCCTGGACGGCGCCGGGGTCGGTCACCGGCAGCGGGTGGTCAACACCCGCCTGCCAGACGCGGCCGTTCTCGTCGCGCCAGTAGATCGCTCCACCCATGGCCTACTCCTCCGGCGGCGCGTCAGCCGCCGCTTGCTGTGCCTGCTGAGTGGTACCGCCAGATGCCACAGGCAAGGGGTGGTCCGCGCCGGCCTGCACGACGTTCCCGTCTGCGTCCCGGAAGTAGATCGCTCCGCCCACGCGGACCCCTCCTCAGTTCTCGTCGGCTGGCTTGGCGGCAGCCTTCTTCGCTGCGGCCTTCCTGGCCGGCTTGACCTCTTCGATGTCGCCCTGACGCAGAAGCGTGGCGACCTGCGCCGCGGGAACGTCGCCCGGGAGTTCCGCACCTCGACGGATGTCGATGTACGCCCGGGCTCCGTTCTCGCGGACCTGAGTTTCGACCGTGACATACCCGGCCGTGACGCGATATGCCATGTCACGCCCTCCGATCAGGGTGCCGGCGGGGCCGTGGTGGTGCCCGTGATCTTTCCGTGGGCGGTCTCGGCGCCGAACTCCAGGCCGACCTCGCCGTACAGCTGCGAGCGCTCCTTCGCGCCGGTCCGCGCCAGCGGCTCGGCGAAGAAGTGCCCCTTGCCGGGGATCTCCAGGTACACCGGGCGGCACTGTTCGAGCGACACCACGGCCACGGTGTCTGCCGGCATGTGCCGGTCCAGCATGACGTTGACCGTCCCGAAGTCGGTCTCGATCGTCTGCACCCGGACGCCGCCGACAGTGCGGGACGCTTCCTGGTAGCCCTTGTCGGTGATGAACGCCTGCGTCAGTTGGCGCTTGTTCCAGCTGTTGACGATGACCGTCGCCGTGTCCTGCTCCATGATGCCGCCGTTGTCGTAGACCTCCTGCATGAGGTCGAGCAGCATCACGTCGGTAAGGTCCACGCCGCCGGCCGCAACCGTGTTCGTAGTGATCGCCTCCAGGATGCCTCGCGTCTTGCGACCGGTGGCGTTGGTCGCCGGCTTCGCGTAGGTGCCCTGCAGGAACGAGAACTCGATGTCGCGCACCTGCTGCTTGAGCAGCTGCTCAACCTGCCAGTCCAGCTCGGAACGGACCGGGTTCTGCAGGTCGTTGTTGCTTCCGGCCTTCTGCCCGACGGCCGCCAGCTTGGAGTAGCTGACGCCGACACTGTCCTGGTGGATCTGGACGACGTTGGTCACGTTCGCCCGCGCGCGCTCGGTGTCGCTGGGGTCCGCGCCCTCAGGGATGTCCGGCTGCGAAGCATCGCGAAGGTCGAAGGTCTCCCACTCGAACTCCGTGGAGGTGGTCTGGCCGCCGCCGGTCAGGCCGCCGATAGCGGAGAAGAACGGCGTGTCCGACGGGGTGAGCTGGTGCAGGATGCCGGTGAAGTTGGGCAGATTGTAAGTCGTGCCCAGTCCGGTCACGGGAGCCATAACGGTTCCTCCTTGTGATCAGGGCACGACGTGCCCGTTGCTTACTGGTTGGTCACCTGGTTGGTGAGCTTCTGGTTCTGGAGCGAGATGACTTTGCGGAAGTCGCCAGCCTTCTGCGCCTCCGCGATCTGCGCGTCGATGTCGATGCCGCCACCGCGCGGGCCCTGTGTCGGGTCCGGCTTGGGCGTGCCAGGGGCTCGGCTCGCCGCCAGGCGCTCCGACAGCCGCTTCGCGCGGGCGTCGATCTGGTCGGCCGGCACGCCCTCGAGCAGCTCGAGGTCTTCGGCGCCGAGGCTGTGGTCGATGGCCGCCTTGTACAGTGCGGCTTGCCGCGCAGTAGTGGCTGCCGTCTCGCGGGCCTCGTCGCGCTCCTTCTCAAGGCGCTGCTGCTCAGTGAGCTGTGCGTCCTCGAACTCCTTCAGCTTGGTCAGCCTCGCGCTGATCTGCTCGAAGTGGCTCTCCTTGCCGCCGGTGTTCAGCTCGACGCCGAGTGACTGCGCGAGCATGGACTCCAGCTGCTGCCGCTTCTCCCGCTCTCGATCGCGCTCGGCGATGATCTCGGGCTTCGCGGACGGCTGCTCTGGCGACTTCGCCGGATCACCCGGCGGAGTTGCGGGCGCGGCGGGTGCCGCAGGTTCGGCGGGGACGACCTCCGGGCCGTGCTCGCCGACGATCTCGGTGGACATGCGGTGTTCCTCCATCGCAGAGGGGTTGACCCGGGTCCGCATCGCGCGGTCGGGAGTCAGCGGATGTAGCCGTAGAGGCGCAGCTGCCGGATAGCGTCGGCTCGGTTCTCCGCCTGCTGGTAGATCTGCTCGGGCACCGGCGAGACGCCGCGGCGCCCGCTGGCGGTCGTGTAGACCCCGCCGTGGCGCATCGAGGCGTTCATCACCGGGATCGGGTCGGCGCCGTCGCGGATCGCCCGCGCGTTGGCCTTCCCGAACAGCCGGTTCTGGTCAGCTTGGTCGAGGCTGTCGAAGTAGCGGCGCGGGCTCGTCGTCAGGTCTCCGGCGACGTTCTCCCGCGATGGGATGTGGACGCAGTCGCAGCGCGGATGCCGCCGGAACCCCTGGTTCGAGCGGAACCACTTGCCGGCGAGGGCCGCGCAGCGACCGCAGGTCTTGCCCTGGACCATCCGCACGTAGCCGACGCCGGGCCGGGCGAACGTCGAGAGGCCGTCGGCGACTCGACCAGCGTCGGCGATTTGCGTGCGCAGGATCATCTCGAGCTCGGCCCAGCCGGACGCCAGCGCCCGCGGCACCGTGGCGCCGCGGGACAGCGCCGTCAGGGTCGTGATGCGCGGCTCGTCGAGCAGCGAGTCGAGCTGCCGCCCATCTGATGCCCGGCCAGCGAGCCGACGCGGCACGACCTCGGCGATCGGGTCGGCCTGGATGCCCTGCTCGGCCAGCGCGGCCCCAACGTACTCGTCCGAGCCCTGAGCGGCTGCGAGCTGAGCACCCGAGAGCGTGATCAGCAGCTGCGGCACCAGTGACCGCCACGAGCCGGTGACGTCGCGGGCGTCGAGCTGCCGCCATGTGCGCCGCCCCTCGGCCGCGACGGCGTTGCTCAGCCGTTGGCGCTGGGCGTACCGCTCACGCGACCGGCTGAGCGTCGCCATCGCGCTCCGCCGGCACCGGCTCGCCAGTCATGCCCCGGGCGATCACGCCGACCGGGTCACGCTGGAGCGCCTTCTCGTCCTCTTCCTCCATGCGGCGGATCTGCGCGTCGGTGTACCCGAGATCTTCGCGGGTCTGCCGCAGCGGCACGATGCCGATCTGGAACTTCTTGGTGGCGGCATCCGCGGCCTGAGCTACCGTCGGCGTCCCCGCATCGCGCCAGATCGTCTCCAACTGGCGCAGCCGAGGGTCCCACTCGCCGGTCTGGAAGCGGCGCACGAGCCGGGACGACTCCTCGTAGGAGCCACCGAACGAGCGATGCTTGCGCTCGCACCGCTTCACGAGCCGGGTCTCGCGGGACCGGATTGCGTCGGCGCTCGCGGCGTCGTCGGCGGCGAGACCGAAGTAGTTCGGCGGCAGTCCGGCCATGCCCGACGCCTGTCGCGCGAGCAGTTCTACGGTGCCGTGGAAGTTCTTCAAGTCGGCCGCTGAGAACTCAAACTCCTTGCCCTGCGCGCCATCCCCCTCAGGCTGCGGCAGGGTGAGGAACTTCCGCATCATCGCCTGAATGGCGGTGAGCTGGTTGCCGTCCTTGTCTGTGAGGTCTTCCGGACTCAAGCCCCAGAAGCCCCGCAGCGGGATCGCGTGGGCGTCGGCGGTGAGCATCATGTCGGTGGCGATCTTGTTGGCCGCGTCCGACAGGGGGATGATCGGTGCCAGCTCCGACGTTCCCAACCGCCGCGTCGCGCGGCCGTGGCGGTCACGACGGGACGACAGCCGACCGCGGTTCACCACCGGCACGACGGGGACCTCACCGAGGTTGTGCTCGTCACGGTCGACCTCACGCCAGCCCTGACCACCTTCGCCCCACTCATACCAGACGGTCCGGTTGGGCAGGTAGAGCGTGGCGTAGCGCTCACCGAGGCGGGCCAGGTCGTCCTGCTCAAGCACGCGGCGCAGTGCCGCCCGCACCTTGCGGGTGCGCGGGTCGATGTCGGCGAACATCTCCAGCGGAGACTCGGCCGTCACCAGCGGCGTGTCGCGGTCAGCCTCGTTGCTGCCTACGACGACGAAGTACCGACGCATCACCAGGGCGTCGACATGGCCGAGCTGGGTCTGCTCGTCCATGTCGTTGGCCTGCCAGACGCGCCACAGATCGTCGTCCGCCGTGTCCTCGTCTGGCAGCCGGAACCCCTCGACATCGAGGCGCTCCTCGACCGCATCCACCACAAGCTGCGGCCAGAACAACACCAGCGGCTTGATCCGGTCGCCGACCTCGCGCTGGATCTCCGGATGCATGTAGGCGAGCGGCTGCGTGCCCTCGTAGTAGTGGTCGAGCGCCTCGAGCTCGGGCTTCTCCGCGTCGTGCCGCAGCGCCAGGTAGGTCAGCCATTCGAGGTCAGTCGAGGGCACAGCCACGGCGCGACCTCCTGCCTACAGGGCGATGAGCTTCTGACGCTTCCGGGACTTCCACAGCTTGGCCGCGGTCACGTCGCCGGCCGCCTCGTTCGTGATCACAGAGACCACCGCCATGTCGATCTTGCGGCCGTCGCCGGGCTTGGTCAGGATGTAGCGGTTCGACGGGCGCTGCGCCTTCCGGGCGTTGCGCATGTGCTGCCCCGTGACCTCGCAGCCGTCGTGGTGGAAGGCGCTCTCGGCCTTGTTCACGTCCACGAGCTGGCGTTCGCAGGCGGCGTGCATCTGCACCGGCCGATACGTCTCGAACCGCAGTACACGCTTCTCGCCGTACTTCGCCGCCCAGCCGTCACCCTCGGTCTCCCAGTACGGAGGGTCGAAGTAGAAGCGGATCACGTCGAAGTGCTCGAACAGCCAGTCGACGGCGGCGTCGACCTCGAGGCGCGGCACCTGGCCGCCGTACTCGGCGGGATTCCAGATCGTCGGGCCGCCGTGCGGTGTCTCGGGCGTGAACTGGTAGTTCTCGCGGGTTTGGGCCCTGATTCCGGTCCAGTCGTCGACGTCCGATCCGTCAAGCCCGAGGACGATCTGCGTGCCCTTCGGCGGCATCCCAGCCGGTTTCGAGCGGGCGTCCCACTTGTCGCCGTCCATCCAGGAGCCAAGGCCCGCGACGATCCGGTTGCCGTAGAACCGCTCGGCCTGCCCCGGGTCCTTCTCCATCAGCTCGGCGGCCTCGGCTTCGAGGCCATCGAGGTCAGCGTGCGGCGAGCCGGCGTAGTTGAAGATGTGGATCTTCCGGCGCTCAGCCTTGTTCTTGTAGCTGAGATTCGCCGGCGGCGGCTCGTAGAACTTGAAGATGTCCTTGGCCTTCGCCTCGCGCGTGCGCTGCGCGACCGACTGCTCCGATGGGTCGTAGCAGTTCGTCGTCTCGATGGAGCGGCCGCCCATGGCGGCTGCGCCGCGCCGCATCGTCTCCGCGACCCGGATCATCTTGTTGGTCTCGGTGTACAGCTGGGTCTCGTCCTGAATGCAGAACGTTAGCGGGTTGCCAAGGCGGGACTGCGCCGACGAGGTCACAACGTCGATGCGACTGGCGTCCGGGTCCTGATCCTCGCCGATGATCCGGATGAAGCCCTCGCGGACCTTCATTCGGTCGGTCAGCCGCGGACCTCGAGCCATGCCTTTGAGGTGCTTGTAGACGTTGTCGACCTGGTCCTCGGACGTCGCGAGCAGCTGGATCAGCGGCGACGGCCAAGGGTGGCCCATCGGCTCGCCGGGCTTGTAGCGGTACACCCACCCACAGCTGCAGCCGTGGTTCTCGCAGCGGTACTCGTCGCCATCCTTCGCCCAGTCGAGGAACAGGACCGGGCCGACGGCCTCCGCGCAGACGATCGCCGCCGTCCAGGGCCCCTTGCCGGTCTTCTGGGGCGCGATGACCTGGGTGCGGCGGTTGTGGAACGCCGCGGACCGGATCGGGAAGACGTCCGGGTCGACGCCGAACCCCTCGACCTGCCGCGCCGACGGCTTGATCCGGTAGTGGTTCGCCGTGATCCAGAGCTGCCAGTCGTACATCCGGAACGGGCGCCCCTTGCGGAAGCCGTCCGAGATGATGCAGTGCCGCTGAATCCAGGCGGGGACGACCCAGAGCGTCGGGAAGTCGACGACGTATTGGCTACGCGCCTCCACCGGTCACGACCGTCATGCGGTTCCGAGGATCGTCCTCATCCTCTTCGGGCTCGGGCGCCTCGTTGCGCTTCCCGGCGAGCTCGTCGACGGCGACCTTCCAGCCCATCTCGGCGAGGCCGGCCGTCGTCATGCCGATCTGGTCGGCGAACCGGTGGAGGCTGTTCTTGTCGGCGGCCGTCGCGGCAGACGACTCACAGATCACGAACGTCCTGACCCACATGGCGATCGTGTGGATGCGCCACGACTCCGAGGGCATCGACCAGGCGCAGGCTTGCGGCGTGGTCCACGCCCACTCCCACAGCTCGGCCTCCCGGTCGGCGACCTCCTGTGTCGCATCCGGGTCGAGCACTTGGTAGCGGACCTTTCCGTCCTGCTCCCAGCGCATAACCTGGCGCCGCATCAGCGGCCACTCGGGGACGGGCCCGTCGTAGCCCTCCGCCGGCAGTGCCGTCAGTGAGAAGCCGCGGCGATCGGAGCGGCCGGAGTTCGGGTCGGCCGGCGGACCGGAGCGGTTGCGCGCACCTCCACGCAT